CTAAAGGAGAATGTCCAAGACCTCGACGTTGGTCTGGGTGCGATTCTCGCCTTGAAGCCGCGCAAGTTCGACTGGAAGTCTGGCAAAGGTAAGGACATCAAAGGCGACAGGGGTTTCATCGCTCAGGAGTTTGAGCAGGTGTTCCCGCAGCTTGTGGACGATTGGGCCGATCCTGCTCCCGAAGGCGAAGCTCCTTACAAGTCAGTTCGCCAAGACCTGATTCCAGTGCTTGTGAAAGCCATTCAAGAACTCACCGCCCGCGTCCAAACCCTCGAAGCCCGCTAATTTATGACCATCCTCTGGATCATCGAACGCCTTCTCGTCCGCAAAGTCGAAGGCACCTACTCCGATGTCGTCATCACCGCCGACTGGCGATGCAACGGCTCGCAGGATAACTACAGCGGAACCTGCTACGGCAGCGCGTCGTTCGCTGCACCCAGTGGTGACTTCACGCCGTATCCCGACCTGACGCAGGATCAGGTTCTCGGCTGGTGCTTTAGCAACGGAGTCGATCAAGCGGCCATCGAAGCGAACGTGACGCAGCAGATCGAGAACCAGATCAACCCCCCGATCATCGCTCCGCCGCTGCCGTGGTTGCCGCCGGTTGAAATCGTCCCGCCGATGTTGCCGCAGGTGGAGCCGGTTTTGGTTGCGGAGGAGCCAGTCGTTTCCGACACTGCCGCCTGATATGGAAATCACCATCACACTGACTCAGGAGCAGACCAATAGCCTGCTTCAGCTCATCGACATCGCCATCAAGGCAGGTGGCTACCAGAACGCCAAGGTCGGCGTTCCTTTAGCCGACCTCATCATCGCAGCCGCACAGCCTAAATCCGAGTAATGGAACCAACGAACAGCAGCACCAGCTCTGGACTCAGCCTAGCAGCAGCGGCAGGTGCCACCGCTGTTTCGTTTATTCCATGGCTTACCGAATGGGTTCAGCTTATCACCGCGCTCATTGGCTTAGTTTGTGCCATCTACGGCGCATATCGATTATTCCGCTCTAAATGAAAAACACGAAAACAACTCTCGCCGGTATCGGAGCCATCCTCGTCGCCATTGGAGGCGCTCTCAAAGCCATCTTCGACGGTGACCCGACCACCTCGGTCGATCCGACGGCGACCATTGCCGCCATCAGCGCCGGAATCGGCCTGATCATGGCTAAGGACGCCACCGAGAAGCTCGAGATCAAGAAGTCCGAGTGAACTGGATCTACCAGATCCTCAAGGCCCTGCTCGACTGGTTCCGCGAAACACCGCCCACCGATGTGCAACATGGCAACGCTCCCAAGGCTCTCAAGAACGATCTCGCTGATCGCATTGCTGACCTGCCTGGGCTGCCAAGTGACGAAGGTGGCCCTGGTCCCTTCCGGTGACCCTGTGATGCTGGCAGCGCCTACGAAGGCCAGCGTCTATTCATTCGATGCGAACAAGAAGCTGGTCGGGCCTGCGACGGTGGTAATTCCTGCAGGTTGGTACGCACTTCCAAAGAGCAAATGATCAACTACAAGGGCAACAAGTTCTCCGGCTACAACAAGCCCAAGCGCACGCCGGGCGAGAACAAGAAGTTCGCTGTCCTTGCCAAGGAGGGCGACAAGGTCGCTCTCGTGCGTTTCGGAGATCCCGACATGACGATCAAGAAACACATCCCGGAGCGCCGCGCATCTTTCCGCGCCCGTCATGGTTGTGACGAGCCGGGCACCAAACTCTCCGCCAAGTACTGGGCGTGCAAATCCTGGTAGCCTATGAGAACCGTCACCTACGACTACGTCCTGCAACGCGCCTGTGAGCTTACTGGGCGCGTTTTCTCAACGCTGACCACCGAGGAGTCCAACTTCTTCCGCACGTTCATCTCCATGTCACTGCGGAGCGCCTGGGAGTGCTTCGACTGGCCCGAGCAGACCGTGTATCAGCAGGAGTTTTTCGCTCCGAACTACAGCGATGCAATCACGTATTCGCAGGGAACCGTGGTGTACTACCCGGTAGAGCAGAAGTACTACCAGTACGTCGGTGCATCCAGCTCCGGCAATGCGCCCACGACCGACGGCCCCAACGGAACGCTGAACTCTCAATACTGGGGGCTGGCGCAGTCATCCTATTCCGGAAACGCAAGCTGGAGCTCAACGACCACGTACACCGTCGGCACCATCGTCCTCTATCCGGCGACCCAAGAGTACTACCAACTCTACGGCACCGCCTCGGCAGGCACCGTCCCGACCAACACCGCCTACTGGGGAATCCTGAACAAGTTCCTGCGCAACATCTCGCAGACGACCAATGTCGATGGCACCACCAGGGCCGTCCCCATTGGCGAAACCTTCTCGGTGTGGCCCATTGATCCGCGGGTAACCTGGCGCCAGCAGGAGGCATCGTACACCTTCACAGACGACGGCATCCTGGTCACAGCCGATCTGCCATACGTCTGGCTGGAGTTCCGCAAGACACCGCCGCTCCTGTCCAGTGCCGCCGAGGCTACCGCCTACGCCTTCCCCTACCGCTTCTGCGAGATCTGCTCCCTCAAGGCCGCGGGCCAGATGCTGCGCGTCGACGGCAAGATCGACCTGGGCAACCAGTTCCTAGAGTTAGGCGAGGCTGAACTCACCAAGGAGATCGACAAGGTGGCGCTGCAAGAGAAATATGTGCGCCAGATAATCGTGCCATCCCGGTAATATGCCTGATCTGCCTGACATCATATCGGTCGACGACGGCTTCAAGGGCGTCATCTCACGCCTTGATCCCGCCCAGTTGCCCGCCCAGTTTGTCAGCCAGGCCATCAACCGGATATTTCAGGATCAGAACATCCGCAACCGCTGGGGTATCGTTCAGCCCAAGTGGGGCGGCAAGTGGACCCTGAACACCTTCTTGGCAACGGTCACATCCGGGTCGAATCAGGTGGATGTTGTCAGCGGCAGTCCGCCTCCAAACGGAACGATTGTCTGCTCCGACAGCAGTGCCAATGTGCTGGTGTTCCCCAACGGAACGCGCTGCATCTCGGACACCAACAGCAACGCGATACTGTCGTCTGCAGCCATCACGTTCACTGGTGGACCGACCAATCGCAACATCCAGTCCTACAACAACACCACAGCCTTCACCGACATCCTTGGTGTGCTGCCTTTCCGCGATCCGGACACCGGATACCAAGCCCTGATCGTCGCCACCAACGAGGTGCGTACCACCGACGGTGGTCAGGGTAGGATGTACCTTGTGCGTCCCAATCAGTCGCACTTAGAGATCCCGCTCAACGGGCACGACATCTACAGCCCGGTGCGTTTGATTCAGGCCACCAACTCGGTGGTCATGCTTCGCCCGGGGAACGCTCGGTACTACTTCACCGGAGCCGACGTCAACACCGGCAGCAACACTGTGACATTGAATGTCACACCCGACCTGCAGTCCGGTGATCGTGTTGTGGTGTTCCAGATCGGGACTTCACCGAACCTGTGGACCTCGGCCACATCCACCGGTCAGGGCTTCGGGATGTACGTCAACGTGAAGGCCGGCGGCGTCTGCACGCTGCACCTGTCGCAGGCCAGCGGCCAGCAGGGCACCAGCCCGGTCACGCTCAGGTCAGGCCTGACGTCATCGAATCGGTACTACTTTGAGCTGTCGAACAACACGACAGGCTACGATGTCACCGAGGGCATCAGCGACTTCTACAACGATGGCCTTCCGCTGATCATGGAGGCCTCGTATTCATCGGGCGCTCCGGTCTCTGCTCTCGACAACGGTTTCACTAGGATTGCCTCGGTGAACGCCATCGTGGCCTCGTCATCCGTAGAGGACACGATCACCGTCCCCAACCATCCGTTCGTTCCCGGCGATCAGGTGACGCTGTCGAATACGCAGAACGGTGGTGCGACGGTAACCGACAAGATCTACTACGTTTTCCCGAGCGACAAAAACTCGCTGAAGCTGTTCTCCGGAGCCACCGAGGAGACCAACTCGCTCAACACCGCGAAGACGGCGATCATCACCGGGACGATTGCTGCCCAGACTGCCACCGGAACCGCTGTGCTTTCCGGTGCAACCGTTGGTTCAATCACTCTCGGAATTGGTGGCGCTGGATACACCGCAGCACCTGCGGTCACTATCGCTGCACCGGGTGGAGGCGGAACCACCGCCACAGCCACCGCAATCGTTTCCAATGGTAAGGTCACCGGATTCACGATGACCAACGTTGGTTCAGGATACTCATCAGCTCCTTCCGTTAGCATTGCTGCACCTACTTCAAGCGGCTACACCTCGCTAACCATCGTCGATCAAGGTGCCGGCTACCTCACGGCCCCAACGATCACGCTCAGTGGTGGTGGAACGCTGGCTACGGCAACGGCCACAATCACCGACGGCAAGGTGACCGCGGTGACCATCGTCAACCCCGGCATCAACTACACGTCCGCGAGTGTCACAGCATCGCAGCCTTCGACACTGGTCGATGTTCAGTCAGACTCCATCACCGGCACGATCAAGAAGTCATCGGCCTCCGGAGCCAACGTGCCTGCAGGACGTGAGGGGCTGTACTTCCAGAACCGCTTGTTGCTGCTCTACGGACCCGACTATCTCGCAGTCTCCGACGTGCTGGACCCGCTGCACTACAGCCCGATCCTGAACGAGTTCAAGCTGAACACGGGTGCCAATGACGCCGTGGTTGCCCTGTATCCGTTCAACACCACCACGCTGATCGTTTTCAAGGAGCGCAGCATTCTCGCTGTAGAGAACCTGTACGGCGACTTGTCCACCACCCGCCTCACTGAGGTCACCCGGGAGTTTGGATGCGTCAGTCAGGCGTCTATCGCTTCCACGGGCTCCGATATCGTCTTCCTGAGTCAGCGCGGAGTCATCAGCCTCAAGCAGACCGAGTTTGGTATAAGTCAGTCGGTGGTTCTCCCGCTGTCCGACCCCATTCAAGATCTCATTGAGGAGATCGATCAGGGCAACTGGGGCAAGTCATGCGCTGCCTACTACAACAACCGCTACATCCTGAGCGTGCCTGTCGAAGGAGGCAACGGCACCAATACCAAGACGTTGGTCTACAACTTCCTGAACCAAGCGTGGGAGGGCTATTGGGAAGGATCGCTGCTTGTCCCGCGGTATTACACCCGTGTCATCGTTGCCGGCACCGACACGCTGTGCTGGGCCGATGAGAGCGGACTCATCCACACCTTCGACCTGAATGCGTTGCAGGATCGCACTCGTGTCGGATCCATTCAGCAGATTGCGACCACGGTATACTTCCGCGGCCATTCCGGGGAGAACGACATTGATCACAAGCAGTGGACAGGCCTGCAGTTCGAGCTGTCATCCTGGAACCCGACCTACTCAATCACGGCCAACTTCGACGGCGTGAACGAGTCCTACACGGTGGCCACCAATGAAACCAAGAGCCGCACAGCGTACTACACCTATGGCTCAGGCACCTTTGCGACCAACAACTCCGGCGACAACTTCCTCGCTCCGTTCCGGCAAGACTACTCCACGCTTCCGGGTTTGCGGTGCAACACTTCCGGGTTTCGCGCCGGCATCCTGCAGTCTTTCAGCCACAAGGCTCGCCTGCGCCGCCACTCCGTTACCATGCAGCCAGTGGTCACCACCACCACCGGGGCGCTGACGATTCACTCGGTCAAATCCATCGCAATCCCTTTCCGACTCTACGGCAAAACCGACGTCTAACCCACCATGCCACTCTTTGTCACAGTCACCCCGGGAACCACCGTCACGTCATCCACTACGCTGGATGCCAGCACGCTCAACCTGCTCGGTACGCCGAGCGTCGACGTCACGGGAACGGTCGATGGCGGTTCGCTGTCGATCACTTCCGGATCAGTTCCGCTGACAGCATTGACAGCGCAGAATGCCAGCACGCTTGTCGGCAATGCCTCTGGATCATCTGCAAGCCCGACTGCGCTGACGTCCACCGATCTGGCGTTTGCCACCGGAACCGTGAACATCGGCACCGGAGCTGTCGTTGAGGGCAAGATTGGTGCGCGAGCGGTTACCATTGCCAAGTTTCAGGCAATCAACACAAACAAGCTGCTAGGTCGCACCACTGCTTCATCCGGAGACATTGAGGAAATCACTGTCGGAACCGGACTTACACTGTCTGCTGGATCCCTGACGTCACTGAGGCCTCGGACGGCTTTTACGAATGTTGAAGGCACAAGCACATACACCGTATCAAATGTCCGAGCCAGTGCTGTTGTGATCACTCCGTTGACCACAGAAATCACGCCTCAGTCAAACACCTCAAAAGTGCTGGTTCAGTTTAATTTCAGCGGAGAAATCGTTTACACTTCTGCATTCATTCTTGAGCGCGTTGACGGTGCTACTGTGACCCCGCTTGGCGTCCCTTCAAGCCCGGGATCAAACCGGATTTATGGCACCAAGGTTGCGCCATTTGACGGAGACGACGGTTCGACACAATTCAATATGGCGATCTCGTTTCTGGATTCACCAGCAACGACGAACACCATTTCGTACCGGATCAGAGTTTATTGCTCGGCTGCGAGCGCTGTTTTTGGTTTGAACAGGTCGATTAGCGATGCGGATCAAAACTTCTATATGAGAGCCACATCTCAGACGATCCTTCAGGAGATTCTGCCGACTTGATGATCCACCAGATCACAGACTATCTCCTCCGCAAACTCCCCGACAGCTTCCAAGGCTGGACTCGGGAAGCGCTGGAGGACTACGTGCTATTCCATGCACAGCAGGGCACGCTCAAGATCGCCACTCAGGACGAGCAGGTGGTTGCCGTGCTTGTAGGCTGGCGCCAGATGGGTCCGGAGCCTAAGGCATGGACGTGGCAGGCCAGCGATCCCAATGGCGACCACTGGTACTGGCACCAGTTTGCTGCCGACTGCGCGGTATTCGCCATGGCGGTGGCGGCTAAGTTCTTTCACGACAGGCCGGAGTCGGCAATCCTCCCGGCCATCGGTTACAGAAACGGTAAACTGACCACCTACAAGAAAGGTTCGATGCCGATCTATAGGGCAGCATCCAAGCATTTATGACAGTAGACGCACCGGCACCACGCAACTACGCCCAAGAAACCGCGGACACGCTGCGCACACAGCTTGAGCTGGCACCGCAGCGCTATGCCGCGGAAGCCCAGTTTGCGCCCAAGTACCAAGCTCTGCAGTTGGACTTGGTGCGGCAGGCCACCCCTGAGCTTCTGGCGCTCTACCGAGATCAGATTGCGCCCACCATGGGACAGGTCGAGGCCGCGAGCCGTGCTGCCTCCCGTGCCGGTGACATTGCCGACATTGCCAAGCTCGGGCCTCAAGCCCGTGCCGCGATTCAGGGCTTTGCGCCAGAACAGACGCAGATCGCTGATATTCTCGCACGTAACGCCACATCTGGCCTGTTGGCCGGTAGCCAGTTGACGCCCGAGCAGCAGCGTATGGCGCAGCAGCAGGCCCGTATGGCCTCATCTGCCCGTGGTATTGCCCAGAGCCCGAATGCCGCGTTCCAAGAGGCACTGCGCTCGCAGATGGTCGGTGCTGGATTGCAGCAGCAGCGCCAGCAGCAGGCCATGGGCGCACTGCAGGCCGGTCAGGGCGTGTATGGCGACGTGTTCCAGCAGGTTCTCGGACGGCCTTCGCAGGCCTTTGCCGGATCTCAGGGCTTCCTCGGGCAGGCTCAGGGATTCAACCCCGGCCAGTTGTTCCAGCCCGAGAGCGCCTACGCTTCCAATATCTACGGTGGCAATCAGCAGGCCATTGGCGCTGCTAACGCTGCCGGAGCTTCTGCTACCAGCGGACTGCTTGGCGGACTGTTTGGCGGACTCGGAGCCATTGGCGGTGGCGCCTTGGCTGGTCGCGGTCGCGGTGGTGCAGGTACTTAATCTCTCACTCTTATGGCACAATACGGCTATTCAGCAGGCTACCAAGGCGGCGGACCATCCTCCGTTCCTTCAGGCTACATTGAGGCCTACGCTCAGGCTGGCAGAAACCTCGGCCAAGGCGTTCAAGCCATTGGAAATGTCATCGGCGAGTCGCTGCAGCGGTATGGGCAGAACAAAGAGGAGAACCAGTTCCTCACGTCACGCCTTGAGTCGCTGGCTCCGTATCTCCAGACCGTTGCCCAGAGCGGCAACATCATGGACAAGAACAGCCCCGAGTCGAAGCTGCTCGGCGACATCGAGAAGTTCTCGTCGATGTCCATCCCGCAGAAGAAGGCCACGCTGCTCAATGCCGAGTTCTTCTTGGATCGGGCTGATAAACAGCGTGCTCGGGAACTCTCCGACGAGGCCACCCGCCAGCAGTTGCAATTGGGTGCAATGCAGTTGGAGGACGCTGCCAATAAGCGCAAGCAACAGAACATCCTCACCGAGGCTATTCGGTACGGCCTAGAACAGCCTACCACGACCACGCAGATGCAGCAGGTCACCGATACGATTGAGTTCCCGCCAATGCCGGGTGTGTCGACTCCTGCCGTTCAGTCTACGCCATCTCAGGCCGAGGCTACCGCTGCTCGATACTTCATGGGCCAATACGGTCAGGCTGCTCAGGATCTTGCCAGATACGGCACAGACCTCGGACGACAGGCAAATGCACTGAACGTGTCGCAAATCCCTAGGTTTACTGGCCCAATTTCACTTGGTCAGGAAGATCCTGCGGCGTACCTCAATCAGCAGTTTGAGTCTCCAATTCAAGTTGCCGCTCGCGCTGAAGCCAACACCCGTCTCAAGCGGCAGCAGCTTGCTGAGTCTCAAGCGGCTATTCAGCAGGCCGGAATCATGTCCCGCTCTCCTGCGTTGCAGACGATTTCTCCGCGTATGCTGCAGCCCGAACAGCAGGCGCAGCCTATTCAGCAACCTCCTCAGACCATTACGCGCAATGTTTCGACGCAGGTTCCAATCAGCTACGAGGACCAGTCTAAGAGGTTGACGCAGTACCTGATACAGCAAGGAGCTACACCGGAGACGATTGCAATGGTTCCTCAGATCCTTGAGAGGGTTGGTCAGCGCAGGCCGACTACCATTGAACAGGTTGGAGGCATTGGGTCTGTCGTAAGGTTCGGAGACAAGGAGCAGTTCGTTCCTAATCCGAAGACTGACATTGGAGACATTTTAAAGGTGCGCGGACTCACCATCAATTCTCCTGAGTTCCGAGGACAAGCACCTACCGAGGCGGAAGCAAAAGAGTTCAGAGAGCAGTATTCAAACGTGCTGGATAGCCGTCGCAGCATCAGTCGACTGATTGAGATAGCTCAATTGGGCAAAGCTCAACAACAAACGCCTGAGATTAAGGCCGAGGCCGAGCAATTGGCAATTGGCGCTCAAGGAGCATTGCGATTGGAAGTCCTTGGCCCCGGAACTGTTACTGAACCAGATCGAGAGATCCTGAAGACCATCGTTCCGAATCCGACTCGGATTTTTTCGCTGCAATCGTCAAACATCAAGGCGCTCAAGTCGCTTTTGGAACGTGCTGGAAATGGAATTGAAACCAAGGCAAAGGCGCTTGGGCTTGAGGTATTAAATCCAAAACAGCAATCCACAGCACCTGCTTCAGGAGGCGTCCTTCGTTGGAATACTGTGACCAAAAAGCTCGAATAATCTATGCCATATCAGGTGCAGGTCGGTGCTCAGGTTGTCGAGTTTCCTGACTCGGTCAGCCAAAACGAAGCGCAACGCATTCTTGCCGACCAGTTCCCGGCAACCGGCGAGGACATTGCCGGCGCAATGCAGGACCCTGCTTTCACGCCAACGCAGGAAGACTACCTCAAGTTCGAGCAGTTCTCCAAGACCAAGCAGACCGACTGGATCAACACCGCCGCTCAAGCCGCAGATGCTGCCATTGGAATGATCAGTGGCGCGGTTTCTCAAGGCGCTCAAGGTGCTGCAGCAAACCCTCTGAACTACATTGAGGGATTTGCTCAAGGCACTCGCCAGCTCTACGGGCTTGCGGCTCAGTCGCAAGACCCATCGTCACCGTTGTTCAAGTTCAAGGATCTAGTTGCAGGCAGTGGAACGCCCGAGTCTCGCTACCAGCAATTCCTTGAGGCGCGAGATTTCGCCAACACCACCGCTCGACTAGAACGTGGTGAGGAAGGTGTTTGGGTTCCGCCTGAGTACACCAATCCGGAGTACGTGCAGGGAGTTTCAATGATTCTTGATCCGACGCTGTTCGTGCCCGGCGTTGGTGAAATCCTAGGCGCAGGCAAACTCGCCACCCGTGCTGTCGGCAAAGGCGCTCAACTCACAGGACGTGCTGTTGCTGGCGCTGCAAGGCCTCTGGAGCGTGTTGCCGGTGCTGCCGAGCGCATGACAGCGGAAGCACTTGGAATGACGCCAGAAGCGCTTCGCACCGCTGCTTCCACCGCCGGCATTGCAGGTGCCCTCGGTATTGCTCCCGAGGCTGCTGCCTTCGCTGCCATACCTGCCGGTATCCGTACCGCGCGGGAAGCCGGTGAGGCACTGGCAATGGCCGGCGAGAACCTGATGACCCAGCCTTCGCGCATCGGGCCTTTGGAGGCTATCGGCGCTGCACCGGGTGCTAACCTGCGCCAGCGTATGCTTGGTGTGGTCGGGCAGTACGGCGGTGACGCTGCATTGGATGCCTCACTCAGGGGGCTTGCCGGAGGAATCGAAGGTGGAGTGATTGGTACAGGCTTGGGCTATTTGTCCGGAGGCGAAGAGGGGGCCGCTGCAGGCCTAGGCGCTGGTGCTGTGCAAGGCGCTGCCGGTGCTATCGGTGGCCGTGCCTACCAGAAACTCACTGGCAAAGCCGCCGCGGAAGCTCGTGCTGGCGACCTCGGGCGATTCATTGACTCACAGCAGGACCCGACTACCAAGGCGCTGTTTGAGCGTGTCCGAGATACGCACGGTGTGGATACCGCCTCGGCACTGATGGACGTCGAAGGACTGGTCAAAGGTCGGTTTGGCGATGTTGACGTAAAGTACCTTTCAGACACTGACTTTGTTGATCAGTACAAGGGCCGTGCCCGTGGTGTGCAGGTTGAAGTTGGTGACCGCCCGACCATTGTCATCAATGCCGACATCCTCGGAAAAGGCAAAGGCGACAGCCCGTTGTACACTCTCGGGCATGAGCTGTTCCATGCTCTCGAAAAGAGCGAGCAGCTCGCAGGTGGCGCCACCGAGATCAAGAACGCTCTTGTCGGACGCTGGATTCAGGAAGGCGACATCATCCGTAAGCTGGCCGACGGCGCTTTCAATGACGCTGAGATTGAGGCTCGGTTCAACGAGTACCGAGACAAGCTGTCCGCAGGCAGTCCGCAGCGTGCAGCAGAACTTGCCCAGTTCGACACGATCAACAAGAAGGCCGACTACATTGCCTCGGAGCTGGCTGCTGAACACTTTGCAGCACTGATTGCTGGTCAGAAGCCGGACGCAATGCTGAAAGGCTTCTCAGGCCTCACCAGACAGCTTCTGGATGCCGCACTGACGCAGAACGCCAGCAAGGCCATCGCAAACGCTGCTGCGTCGATTGAGCGCACGTTTGGCGTAAAGCCGACTGATTCAGTCCTGTTTCCGGACTTGAAGCAGGCATCGCCTCAGGTTAACGCCATGCTGCGCGACTTGGTGCGTGCCCGTCGCAAGCTGGACGAGAAGATCATGCTTGATGACAGCCGCGGTGGCCGCGTGCTGAAGCCGGAAGACGTTTCAAACCCGTTGGCGGCTAAGGAGCTGGTCGACCTTGGGTTGGCCGAGCAGATGCCCGATGGCAGCATCAGGAACCTTTCTAGCGATGAGATCCGAGCACGCGACGACAAGGATCTGACCTCGTTGCGATCCATCACCGAGAAGATTCCGGGGGCTCGGATGGTCGACGGTGAAATCACCGGCAGGTTCAGTCCGGATCAGCTCAGTGCCATCGAGCAGTCCCAGACGATCAGCTCTCGGATGAAGGACAAGATCCGAGCAGTCAATCTAGCAATCGAGAACGGCAACAGCCTGTTCGTTACCTACTTCGCAGCACTTAAACGGGTGAGGAACAAGCTCACCAAGAAGTATTCGCCGAAGTACGACAGCGGCATCCGAGTCAGCGAACGGGAGTTCTCTCCGTACAGCTTCAAGATCACAAAGGCAGACAACCCGGTGGTAAACGCCATCGACATCACCAAGGTCCGAAACGAACTCAGCAAGCTGCTGAAGAAGGATGGAAGCATCGGTGGCCTGTGGAACAACACAGATGGGTTTATGACCGATCTGGCGAGGTACTTTACCAACCTCGACCAGAGAGAAGGTGCCCGTCGTTCCGCTGAGATATTCGGAGTCGAGAAGGCAAAGTTCCTTGGCGACTTTGTTGGCGCTGCTGAGAAAGGCGGAAGCAAGTTCGTTCGCAGTTTCCGGCTGGATCGTGTTGGCTCGATGTCTCCGATGGACTTCAAGGCGAAGTTTTCCGAGGAAGCCTACCAGCTCTCGAAGCAGCGCTGGATGCCTGCCGAGACCATCGGCGACAAGTCGGTTATCAACTCCGATGAGGGCTACCGCATTATCAGCGGCGCCAAGCACAAGCTCTACGGTCCCGATGGAAAGCTCATCGGAATCTACGACACCCAAACCCAAGCAGAAAGGAAAGCAGATGCCACTCAAGCAAGGCTACAGCCAGAAGTCGATCAGCAGCAACGTGTCCCGCGAGATGAAGTCCGGCAAACCGCAGAAGCAGGCCGTGGCAATCGCGCTCTCGGTGGCCAAGAAGGCCAAGGCGAAGGCGGGACGGTTCGACAAGCGGGGGATGTAATCACTCCCGAGTCGCCAGATGTCGCCAAGAAGGTGGTTTCCGGTGACACATCGACTCTTAAGGACGGAGAGTTGCTCGGCACATTCCGGTTCATGCCTCCGGACCTGATCGACAAGCTAGCAGTTACCGATCAGCAGCGCAAAGCCATGCGAGGCAAGAGCGGTTTCGCGTTCGTTTCAGACTGGGCTGATGCTGGCCGTCCGTATGTCACCAGACTTGGTCGCAAGATCGACGTGCTGATGGGCGGAATGGGCTATCCGTTCTTGCCTGAAATCTCAGGCAAAGGCGCATGGGCCGGCACGTTCTCGGGGATGACCGACAAGGTGATGGACAAGATCAAGGCTACCGATGGCATCGGACTTGTTGTCCTTGGTGGTCCAGAGTCCAGCGCATCCAGCCGTGCGTTCTCGCGTGCATTTGGTGAGGAATTGGCAGACTCCATATCTCAGAATCCAAAGCTGAAGGAGAAGCTCGACAAGATATCCCGCAATGCACGCAAGCAGTGGATTGAGTACCGCAGGGGAGAAGGCAGAAGCATCAATGTTCCGGAGATCAACAGTCTGGAAGATTGGGCAAGACTCACACAGCTTGAGAGATCTGGAGAGCAATCTGAAAGAGGACTCACGTTTAATGATCGTGACTTTCTGGTGCGCACAATTGGATCGCACGACAACAAAAAGGCTCTCGGAATCAGGAGCTGGAAGGACGTGCTCAGGAACTACAACCTGCAGAACAAAGACTTCACGCCGGGGCAGGTTGTTGCGGTGGTTCAGTTCAGCGGTGCCGAGCCGGTGCGTGCTGAGACTATCGGAGCTAAACCGCATCCATCATACGAAGCTCTGATCCCGGGCAAGGCAATCGGAACACTGCCTCAGAAGACGATGATCAAGGACGTGTTCCGCGATTTCTTATCAAAAACACAGCCACCGGCATTCACTAGGAAGGTTCAGACCAATATGCCGAAGTTCGTGGTTGGCGAAGGCGATATGCGCTTCATGCCGGTGGATGAAAACACCGGCCTCCCTCTCAACCCTGACAAGACTGTCACCGTTTATCACCACACAAATAAGACTGCAGCAGAAGCAATTAGGCGCACCGGAGTGCTCAAATCAGCCGGTGAGCCTGACGTGTATGTGACCACGGAAAAGTCTCCAACAACCGGCTATGGTGATGAGGTTGTTGCTATCAAAGTTGATCCTAAAAAACTTCAGATCGACGACCAATTTCCTGATGGAAGGACTGATTTCAGATTGTCAGTAGGCAAGCCTAGCGGATCAATGAAGGTCACTGTTGATTCCAGTGAGCGCTTCATGCCTTCCAGTCTGACTGCACGCGACATCAATGCAATTGCTGCAGAGGTTGGCGGAGGTGACGTCAAAGGCGGCGCCAAGGCCTTTGGTGCGTTCATGCGGTCGATGCGCGACAAGGGCATCACACTGCGCGACGTGGTAAAGTCCTACGGCATCACATTGTCATCCATTCAGCGTCAGGAGCTTCCTGTTTCTACCATCAAAAAGAACTGGCCCGACGCTCCGTTCCAAGAAGGCACCAAGGTGCGCCCAGAGGATGCGTTTGCGCAGCTTCTCGGCACACCTGAAGGACAGCAGTATCTCAATGCCGCAGAGCGCGGCGTGTTTGATGAGCAGGCCGCTGATGCGGTTGTGCAGAAGTTCCGATCGTTCGGCTTCCACAACAAGCTGAAGGAGCAGATGAAGACTGCTGTCGAGCAGTTCTACCCGAAGGCTCAGGAGATCATCGACGCGGTGAACTCGATGCCGACTGACCAGTTCATCGACTACGTCAGGAACAACTTCAAGGGCATCAGTTACGGCAAGGTCGGATTCTGGTCGGGACAACTTGGCCGGGGAGACATCCCGACATTCGACAGCCGTCAGGGCAAACTCGTTTACGGAAAGGAAGTGCCTGTCACCAAGCAGGTGCTGATGGAGCAGAAGGACCGGCTGACTCAGCTTGGGATCAATGTTCCTGCTGCGTTCAAAGACTTTGCCCAGACGTTGTTGCACCACGAGGTGTGGGACAGGTTGAATCAATCGGACACTGAGCACGGCCCGATCAAGGAGGCCATGCTGCGCTTCATGCCGGACTACAGCGGCGAGCATAAAGCCCCGCAGCGCGATTATGGTGCCCCGCTGGACAATCTGAAGGGCGTCTATCCAGACGACGTCTACGGGCCAAATGCGGCTCGCTATTACGGTCACTCAAGCGGTGACGCAACGGACAAGGCTGCTGCCCGGATCATCCAAGCTACCAAAGGCAAACCGGATGCGCCTGTGAAGGTATTCCGAGCTATTCCGAAAAGCATCCAGTCCAACGAGATCAACCCCGGCGACTGGATCACCACGATCAAGAGCTACGCCGTGCAGCATGGCGAAGGACCGCTTGGTGGCGATTACAAGATCCTTGAGAAGACGGTGCCTGCCGGAGACCTGTACACCAACGGCGACTCAATCTTTGAGTTTGGGTACGACCCCAAGTTCATGCCCTCCCCCGACTCCGCCATGCCCGGGGCCTACTCCTTCCCCGGCGGCTACCGAGCCCTCCCGGGTAAGACCAAAGGCTCCCTTCGTATCTACGGCCCCGCCGGCAGCCTGATCGGCATCGCGGCTAGCCTTGACGAGGCCCAACGCATCATCCGCAAGAAGGCCAAGCAATGAGCTACGATTCACAGACCAGCACCAGCCTGATCAACAAGCTCAGGAAGGACGTCGATGCCTTAGTGCTGCGTATTGCGACCCTGCAGGACCAGAAGGCGACTGGGGTCGACGGCGGTGCCTCGGTGGCAAACACGTGGACAACCCGCACGCTGAATGCGATCCACAGCGACCCGTATGGCATCATCACGAGCCTGAGCAACAACGAGTTCACGGTCGAGGCAGGCGAGTACCAGATCCGCGTCATCAGCCCGTTCCACAGCACCACTGGCACGCGCACGCGCATCTTTGACGTGACCAACAATGTTGTGGTCGGCTATTCGGTCAGCACCTACGTCTACAACCAGACAAACGTCTACCTCTACCAGACCGAACGCATCCAGCCGCACAAGACGACCACGTACCGGCTCGACTACTACACCCAGCAGGCGAAAAGCCCTGATGGACTTGGCGTTGCTACGGATACCGGCGACATTGAAATCTACACCATTCTGGATGTGGTCGATCTCCATATCGCCCATCGGTAAATCTGCATGAAACATACCTTCCCGTGCGTCGAATCAATGCGACGTGTTCCGCTCTCTGGTGGCCGTGTTGTGCGCGTCTGGCGCGACCGCACCAAAGAGAACCTATCGGCCTCCTACGACGACGCGGACATCGTGTCGACCTGCATCGCCAATGCCACCAACGACACGCAGCTCCTGGCCGCACTGGCGAAGCTGAAAGGCGTGAACGCTGTCGAGCTGGTCGACGCCAATGGCCAGGGCACCGTAGTCTACACCGCCTGGCCATGACCTACCGCAACCGATCCAACCCGGCCATTGAGGTCGAGGTGCTGCATCCCGAGGCCGAGCTCAGGTTGGCCGAGACCAAACGCCAAGCAATCGTCTATCGGCGGCTGTCGACAGGCACGATTCACATCAGACCGAAGGCCGAGTTCTTCCTGAAGTTCGCTGCGCTCGCAGAAAAGTGACCACTGTTTGACCCCTGCAAACATTGGGTTTTATTCGAAATCTACAGAAAAAAGGTTTTCTCTGTAGACGGGAGACATGATCTCGGCCATCTTGATCACGTCGAAAGCAACAACAGCAAACCAAAGCAAAACATGAGCAACACCAACCATTCTGACCTTGGCGGAGATTACGGTTCACTCTACATCCTTTCGACTGGTGAATTTCTAAGGCCAGCCACTTTGGAGGAGTACACCGCAGCGTGGATGGCTGATTGCGGTTGGGTGATCTCAATCGACAAAACGACCTGCTACATAGGTTTCTGATCTACGGCCTGGCGACCGTCATCGCCACATCCGGCCGGTGAGGAATACACGGCAACCAGGGGCGCGACTGGTCAACGCGCACAACTAACCATCATTTATGTATTGGGTTCCAAGCAGAGGAAAATGGGTCTTTGAGGTATATGGAAAACGCCAGCTTTTTATAGTGTGCGCTACACATCCCGACAAAGCTAAGTCTAAAGCAAAGCGATACTGTGATAAATATGGCATTACGTTCAAAGCGGTAATGTTTCTGATTAACACCAACATGAATTTTACTAAAATCAAATGTCAACCATCTCAAACCTCATCAGCGCCTTGATCATCGTAGAATCCAGCGGGAACGATCTAGCCATCGGCGACAACGGACGCGCCATCGGCTGCCTTCAGATTCACCGCTCGGTTGTCCTAGACGTGAACAGGATCACCGGCAGCCACTACCAGTGGCAGCAGATGACCAACCGGGTGCAGGCCAGGGCCGTCTGTGAGGCTTACCTGACCCACTACGGCAAAGGCAAGACAACCGAGGAGAAGGCCAGGATATGGAATGCGGGACCTCAGGGACACAAGAAGAAGACGGCAACGCAAGCCTACTGGAACAAGGTTGAAAAGCATTTGAAATGAGCACACCAACAGTACTAACAAAGTGGTATCACACAAGAAAAACGTGGACCAGCGAGAATGGGAAACTAAAGATAGATGGAATACTTACTTCTGATATTTTTCCATTATTGTCTGTAAGAACAGCAAACAACCTATTGTCGCATGACATAAACACAGTAGGGAAGCTAGTTGATGTTTATTGCGCTGGGCAATTGTCAGAGATTCAAGGTTTTGGGTTGGGAGCGTATATTGAAGTTTACAATTGGTTAAACAAAAGCCACGGCAAACCTTCGTGTGCTTCCGTTGATTCAATAATGTTCGTAATGCCAAAAGGTGAAACTGAAGACGCAGGTTGAATTTAATGAAACCAAAGACCATAAACGTGACCACCGAAACACACAAAGCACTCCGGGCCTACTGCCTCGCCGCCGGCCTCAAACTGCAGGCGGTGGCAGACAAGGCCATCATGGCTTGGCTACGAAAGGCAGAGAAGTGAAACGCATCCTAGCTATAGACCCCGGCCTGTCCGGAGGCATCGCGCACTACGCCAACAACCGAGTGGTTGTGGAGCCAATGCCCGACACCGACGGCGATGTGCGTGAGGTGATGATCAACTACCTGTCGCAGTCGGATGTGGTCTACATCGAGAAAGTGGGCGGCTACATCGGTGGCAAGGGAGCACCGGGTTCCTCGATGTTCAACTTTGGGCGCAACGTAGGGTTCCTGCATGGGCTCATTGCATCCATGCTCACCCGCTGCATCGAGGTGCCACCACAGCGCTGGCAAAAGACGATTGGGGCTGGCACCTCAAAGACGCACGGAAAGGGCTGGAAAGGCCATCTGAAGGGTTTGGCGCAGCAGCGTCAGCCGAGCATCCACATCACACTGAAGACCGCGGACGCTGTGCTGATCCTTGAGCACGCCATGATTGCGGAGGGGTTGAAATGAATATTGAACAAACAATCGAAGCCATCCGCGTCATGCAAGCATTTGTGGATGGGAAGGAAGTGGAGTGGTGTTATCGGAGTATTAAAGGATGGGACGCTATAATCACAATCTCACCCAAGTGGAATTGGGAGGATTGCGAATACCGCATCAAACCCACCGCTACACTCCGCCCGTGGACTGCGGATGAGGTGCCTCTGGGTGCGTGGATGAGGGATGTTTCAATACAAGACTACCGATGGTTGATTCACACATCGGGAAACGCTGACACACGCAAAGATTGGATTGTGAACTACGAACACAGCATCGACAACGGCAAAACATGGCTCCCGTGCGGGGTGATGGAGGAAGCGAAATGACGAACCATATTGGCGACACCAACAAAAAGGTCAGCGACACCCCAATATCAGACAGCACTCCGCACAACGTAGGCGACTTGGGTATGCTGTGCAGAAGGCTCGAACGCGAACTCAACGCATCAAGCTCAGAGATTGAGCGACTGACATCGAAAGTGGATCAACTTTACGAAGGCGCTGAGGAACAGAAGCAGCGCATCAAGCGGCTGGAGTCCGAGAACGACGCATTGCGAGCGGATCTGCTGCTGTGGAATGAGAAGGAGGTCAAGCCGTGAGCCATATTCCCGACACCGGCAAAATGGTCGGCGACACCATCCAATGTGAGCGATGCTTCCGAGTGGCTGTCATATCCAAGAGCGGAAAAACCTACGTCTGCACGATCTGCGGACATCGGGAGAAGGTAAGGAAGCCATGAACCTAGCATTCATCTACCGACACCGCATGACCGGCGAGGTGGTGGTTGTGGACATTGAGCGAGCGAAGGAACTCGACGCAGCAAGACCGTACTGGAAACTGCGTCACTCAATCAATGCGGTGGAGGTGTTGAACTACATCATCGGTCTGACACCACGGCAGAGAAACCGATACATCAAGTCACTTACTACCGAGAAACCATGACCTACTCACAAGCAGGCCAATTACCTCACCACCAGTACTCCTTCGAATGAAACCACCTACACCGATGGTCGACGCCGTCGCATTCACTATCAACCGGGACGAGGTTGTGCACACCTATCCGGCGAACGAGGTCTGCCCCGCTCAGTTCGCCCGCGGACTTGAGGCCGGCCTAGCCGAGGCACTGCGGCAGATTGAGGAGCTCCGAGCGCAAAAACTCGAAGCACTGCAGCACCAGCGCGAAATCTTGGACACCTGCATCAGCCTGGTCGAGGGCCTGAAATTCCGAGCATGAGCACCAGACTTCACGAGCTGCCGCCTGATCACCGTCTCAGGAATATCGCTATCAAGGATTTGGATGTGCGCATCAAGTGCCGGCACAGCGGGACCACTCGGGACCCGCGCACCTGGCGCATCAAGGACGACACATACAACCGGCTGAACGACACCTGGCAGAACAACTTCGACTTCATCATGCAATGAAATCAGCCAAGGAAATACAGCGCGAGGGGGATGGATTGCGGGTGCTGGCCCGCGGAGAGGTCGGTGCTGCCTTCAGGGCGGCACGGGCTAAGAAGATGGAGTTCACCAGTTTCTGGACACGCAAAAAGGGGAAGGGAAGCAAGTGACCGACAAGAAAACGATTGAGACGATGATGGAATACGGTGGGAGTTTCGTTCGCAAACTGGGTGCCGCGGCACTAGTTGCGGACGATCAGAACCTTCGCAGAATCAAGTCAACCTGGCCCGAGTACTGGGAACAGTACGCCAGGATGGCGAAGCAACTTTCCGAGGTCGAAAAGCAGGCCTCGAAATAACACAACAACAACAACAAAGGTAAGACGATAACATGATAATCAGTGCAACAGGCGGTAAGAAGGACTTCGCGCCGTGCCCCGAGTTCTCGGGCCGGGCGGTGTGCGTGGACGTGACTCCATTGCGGGAGTACGAGACGCAGTACGGTGTGAAGCAGAAATTCAAGTTCGTGTTCGAGATCGACCTGCAGGACGACTCACGCGATCCGGTGCAGCCTTGGGTGGTAATGACAAAGCCGATGGTCCCGAGCCTGCACGAGAAGGCTGCGCTGACCAAGTTCCTCAAGGACTGGTTCGGGCGCAAACTGACCGACGTCGAGAACAAGAGTCTGGATCTGGAGAGCCTTCTCGGGCGCCCGGCCAGCATTGTCATCGGGCACGAGCAGAGCGAGGACGGAAGCAAGACCTACGCAAACATCAAGCTGATCATGGCCCACAAGAGCGGCGATGCATTGGCACCCAGCGGGCTGTGGGTGCGGCTGCAGGACCGTCCTGCGAAGGATGGGGCCGAGGGCAAGGCAGCGCCGGCTACTGGGGACTCGAGCTTCCGCAAGACCACCGGCGGTGGACAACCTCCGGCGGACGATGCGTCGAAGGTCAAGGTGCACGTCGGTAAGCACAAGGGCATTGAGCTCCGGGAGCTGACCGAGGAGAGCATCACGAGCCTGATTGAGCACTGGCTGCCCAAGGCCCGGGCCGAGGTCAAGCAGACCGCTGACGACAAGCGCCTGATCGGTGCGCTGGTTTGGTATCAGGCCAAGTTCAAGGCCGACGAGGAAGCCCAGATCAAGCAGGAAGAGGATGACCTTAACTACTGATTCCATGACAGCCCCGAAGAAGAAGTACTCCAAGATCGCGCACCTCATCCCCGAGGTGATGCAGATGAGGGCCGAGGGCCAGTCAATCACTCGCATCGGTGCGGTGCTCGGATTGAGCAAGCAGAGGGTCAGCCAGATCTCCATGGTGGCCAAGGCCAAGGAAGCCATTCAGGCGCAGTGGGGATGGCCGTTCAGCACGCGCACATTCAATGTCCTCAACCGGATGGCGGTGAAGAACAAGGACGAGGCCCTTAGTCTCTACGCATCGGGGCACCTGCACCCGCATTCGGTGACCGGATTTGGGTGGAAGTCCTACTCCGAGATCTGCGAATGGCTGGGCGTTCCGGTGCTGATCAAGCAGCCCAAGATGCCCAAGCTGTGCCCGCACTGCGGGAAGATCATCTAACACTTTCCCGGCAGCCTGTTGCTGCTGGGGACTCATGGTTAAGCAAGCCGGGGGTGCGCATCGGTGGACAAACGCACAACTACCAATTCAAACCGTTTTAGCATTATGCCAGCAAATCCACGTATCTACTTTGACATCGAGACAGGACCGCTTCCCATTGCGGAGTTGGTTATCCCGCCGTTTGACCCGAGCCAGGTCAAGTTGGGCAACATCAAGAACCCGGACATCATCGCGGAGAAGATCCAGCGGGCCGAGGAGAACCACGTCAGCGACTACATCAAGCACGCAGCACTGGATGCCCTGAGCGGGCAGGTGCTATGCATCGGATACCGAGTCGAGCATGAGCAGCCAGCGGTGCTCTGCGCCGATGCGGATGGCGAGAAGGCCATGCTGCTGCAGTTCTGGTCACTGCTCGACAGCTTTGAGCGCAAGCCGCAGTTGATCGGGTTCAATACCAAGCCGTTCGACTTGCCGTTCCTGATCAAGCGGTCTTGGAAGCACCGGGTGACGGTGCCGTACTGGCTCAGGAATGGCAGGTACTGGAATGACCTGATCGTCGACCTGCGCGAGTCATGGCAGCTCGGTGACAACCGGGCGCACGGGAGTCTGGCTGCGATCTCAAGGCACCTCGGGTTGGGCGACAAGGCCGGCAACGGCGCCATGTTCAGCGAGCTCTTCCGGACCGACCGCGAGGCAGCGATCAACTACTGCCTGCGGGATGTGCAACTTACACAGCAGGTGGCCGACATTCTGATCCCTACCTACTGACGCCAATGATTGCCAGCCCGTCTGTCCATGTGATCGGGGACGACTTCGATCCGACGCCCGAGGACCGTTTCATGGTCTGGGCAACATCGTTCGGGAACGTCTTCCTCACAGGGCAGGCGGGCACCGGCAAGAGCACGCTGCTGCGGGAGTTCCTGAGCAGGGTGGAAGGAGTTCGGGACGTGGCCATCACGGCCCCGACAGGCATTGCTGCGCTGAATATAGGCGGGACCACCGTGCACAGGTGGTGCGGGATGCAGTTGGGGCCGCAGGATGGCGAGGACTTCCTGCAGGCTGCTGAGAGGCTGGAGAGCCACCCGGCAGTGCATGGCGCCCGCAAGCGCGTGCGGGGCACCGAGGTGCTGGTGGTCGACGAGATCAGCATGATGGCCGGCCGGCACCTCGACTTCCTGAACTACTGGGTGAAGCGGATCAGAGAAGACAGCCGGCCTTTCGGCGGGTTACAGGTCATCTTCCTGGGCGACTTCCTGCAGTTGCCGCCGGTCAGGACCGACCAAAGCAAGCCATACGACTGGGCGTTCCTGAGTCAGGCTTGGATGGAGGCTGACTTCAAGACGATCAAGCTCGAGAAGGTGCGGCGGCAGAATGACGTGCCGTTCATTGAGATGCTGAGCGGGTTCCGGGTGGGTAGGATGAAGCCGCGGGACAACCAGTTGCTGCGCAGTGCGCTCAAGATGAACCCGCCGGAGCACATCACCCGGCTGATGACGCACAACGTGCAGGTGGACAAGTGGAACAACTACCGCTTGAGCAGCATTGATGGCCCGATTGCCGTGTTCGATGCCGAGGTCAAGGGCGTTGATCAGGCGGTGGAGTTCGCAACCAAGAACATGAGCACGCCGCGGGTGCTGCAGTTGAAGCCCGGGGCTGCGGTGATGTTCACCGCGAATGATGCGGAGCAGGGCTTCTACAATGGCCAGGTGGGCCGGGTGGTGGAGTTCCGGGGCAGCGACATCGTGGTCGAGAGCCGCGGGGCAAAGATTTCATTGGGCCGGCGCAAATGGTTCTTTGAGTCGCTGGGGGTGACCGTCCAACAATACCCGCTCCGATTGGCCTACGCGATGACCATTCACCGGGCGCAGGGACTAACCCTGGATGCCGCGAGGATTGATATCCGGGCGGCCCGGGAGCCCGGGCAGGCCTACGTGGCACTAAGCCGGGTGCGGACGCTGGGCGGGATCTACCTGACCGAGTGGCCGAAGGGCTGGTTCATCAGCGAGGAGGCGTTGCGGTTTGAAAGGCGCGAAGAGGTATGATGACGACGCAAGAGATCGAGGGATGGCTGGGCACGCCGCTGTTCCTGGTGCCGCAGAACCCGGGGACCAAGATTCCGATGGTCAAGTACACCCAGGAGACCATGGAGAGTACCAAGAGGGATGTTTACCGGGTCATGCTTGAGCACGGGAACGTGGCTGTGAGGCTGGGGGAATGGAGCGGCGGGCTGTGTGCGATAGACTTCGACGATGAGGGGAGTCTGGAGGCGTTCCTGAAGGTGAATCCGGTGCTGCAGGGCAGTGCCCGGTGGAAGGGCAAACGGGGCGCACAGGTGGGCGTCAGGATCACGGGGGCCTACCCCAAGCCGTGCGCGGAGCGCAGCACGACCGAGATGGTGGAGGTCAATGGGCGCATGATGGGCAAGCCGCTGTACGAATGGCGCAGCACGGGGAACCTGAGCACGGTGAAGGGCGTGCACCCGAGCGGGTGCGAGTATAGCGTGCTGGTGGACAGGCCGCCGGTGGCGCTGGAGTTCAGTCAGATCCGTTGGCCCGATGGATGGCCGGTCCCGGGCAGTAGGGATGAGATGGCGCAGTTGCTCCGGCTGCATGGCGTGCCATGGACGTTCGGGAGGAGCGGTACTGGTAATTTGCACCCGACATTCTTTGCCGGGTACATGGCGCACAAGGAGCGGCTGCTCTTCGATGCCCAGACCGGGCAGCACTACTGGTATGCCGGCGACAGGGGGATTTGGATATCCATGAGCCGCGAGGAGATGCAGCAGCGCGTCTTGGAGACCGCCAGGCGCGTTCTGTTGGACCAGATGGCATCGACAGAGGATCCGCGGCTGCCGGCGCTCCTGACGCGGCTGACAGTGAGCTTCGCGGATCAGGTGGTCGACCTGATCGGGGCGTTGCAGGTGGAGCGTAATCCGTTTACCAGGCCGGACAGCGTGGTGCACTGCAGCAATGTGATGGTGGATCTGAGGAGCGTGCCCTATGCCATGCACGGGTTCGGCCCGGAGTGGATGTCAAGGAACCAGACGCCGGTCAGGTACGTGCAGGGTGCCGGCAGCGGGATGTGGCAGGCCTTCCTGGATCATGCGCTGCCCGAGCGCGAGGATCAGGTGCTGCTGCAGAGATGGGGCGGCCTAGCGCTGCTGCAGCGGAACAGGCCGCAGGTGATATTGCTGCTGACGGGTACTGGTGGCGGCGGGAAGTCAACAGTGGCTGGATTGGTCAGGCGGCTGGTTGGGGACGAGAACTGCAGCGAGCTGAGAACGAATCACCTGGGCAGCCGGTTCGAGCTGGGGAACTTCCATGATAGGACCTTGCTGATTGGCAGCGATGTGCCGCCGGACTTCCTCAACTGCGAGGAGAGCCAGTTCCTGAAGGCGCTGACCGGCGGCGACAGGCTGGCCGTGGAATTCAAGGGGAAGTCAGGGGCCAAGGCCGTGGTCGGCGACTGGAACGTCATCGTGACGGCCAATAGCCGGCTGAAGGTGAATGTGCAGGGCGATCTGGGGGCGTGGTCCCGGCGGCTGCTGCTGCTCGACTTCAGCCAGCCCAAGCCGGAGAAGGTGATCCCGAATTATCACGATGTGATGATTGAGCGTGAGGGCAGCGGTATATTGAACTGGTTCCTAGAGGGCGCGGAGGATCTGTGCCGGGTCATGCAGGCCGGAAGGCCGTTCCCGGTGACCGAGAGGCAGCGGGCTATGATAGACAACTTGTTGAGCGAAAGTGATAGTGTGAGATACTTTGTAGTGAATCACATACGGGCAAGCAGTATGTCGTCGGATAGTATTACAAGCGAGGAGCTGTATGCTGCCTACATGGCGATGTGCAGCAACAAGGAATGGGGGCCTGAACCGGACAAGCGCTTCCAGCGCCGGGCAGCGGAACTCATGCTGGAGATCCACCAGGCCATCCCGTCGAACCACATTCACCGCAGTGACGGTCAGCAACAACAGGCGCGAGGCTACATGAAAGTGGTCTTGACCTCGTCGGAAATGGCTTGAGCTGTCAAGCGTTGTCAAGCGTTTGGGACGGAGGACGGCACTTCTCAACTCGGTGCAAGATGAGTAAAAGTACCAAAACTGTGTTCAGAGTAGGAATGGAGTTGGAAAATGCCGTCCCATCCGTCCCAAACACTAGACAGTGCTTGACAGCGGTAGGCCTGCGAAAAATTGGCTCGAAATTGATCGGGCAATGCCCAGCCTGTGCCGAGGAAGGAGGGGACAAACAACGCAACCACCTAGTCATCCAGGCAGACGGGAGGTTTGGTTGCGTTATCCACCCCGGCGCCCAAGGCAAGGCACACAGACAACGCATATTCCAGCTTATAGGAGATAAAAGCGGCAAGGGTAGGCAGCACTTGCCCGCTACACCGCTAGACATATCACTGTTATGATAGTAACAAACACAACGAAACTACTGATGGAAGCACCGCACCTTGTTAAAATAGGGTTGCAGCGTGGCTGGTTATCCTACCCCAAGGACATGGCATTCAAGGCTGACGGCACGCCAGACCCGGTGATAGAGACTGAGCCGGAAGTCACCGAGCAGCGCCACACGCCGGACATGGCACGCAAGGCCTACTTCTTGCGCGACCGTGGCCTCTCGCTCAACGAGGTGGCCGCGGCCTGCCAAGTGCCCCGAGGCAGCGTGGTCTACCTGATCAGCAAGGGGCATGAACTCTACCTCGCAACCCAACGAAAGGACATTGTACCATGAACGCAACCAAGGCAGAATCCCCTCAGATGGCAGATCCATTCATTCCAACAGAGCAACCGGCACAGACAGGCACCAGGCCGTCGATCCACTTCAGTATGTACGCCTACGGTGGCATGAGTTCCGCGTGCATCATGTCCTGGGTCGACCTGACCGCCAAATTCTCATGGTCGGACAGGCAGACCGACCTGCGCACCATCCGGGAGGATGCACTGATCAGCCGGTCCCGGTGCCGCGCTACCAAGTGGTTCCTCGACTCAGGCAAGGACGTGTGGATCCAGCTCGACCACGACATTGAGTTCGATGCATCCGACATTATCCACATGGCCGAGCTGGCCCATCAGCACCAGGCAACGGTCTGCATCCCCTACCCATGCCGGACAGTTCCGCCCAGGCCGGCCCTCCGGCCCAAGGCAGAGCACTTGCAGGCCCTGAAGCATCAGGTCTCTGACGCCGAATGCGCAGCGGAGCTTGTGCCCATCACCATGTTCGCATCGGGATGCCTCGCAATCCCCCGTAAATGCCTTCTGGCGACACTTGATGCGTTGGGAGGGTCAGGAGTGCAGTACCCGTACAGGATCGACTGGTGCGACGATGTGCGCGTCGAGCGCTTCCCGACCCTGTGGATGCCGTTCGCAATGGAATCGAGGCCGGGTAAACTCGAGTATCTCTCTGAGGATTACGCTGCGGCAGTCCGGATGACCCTAGCAGGTGTGCAGCACTTCGCTATGAAGCCCAAAATGCAACTCAACCACTGGGGAGAGTACCCATACTCGTTCAAGCCTTATGCCGGGTGAGAAGCCAAAGAAGAGGCCAAGTCTCGAGGACGTCGCCAAGGCCGCTGGAGTCAATTACCTGTACACGCAACGAGTGCTGTCAGGTAACACCGAGATCCCTCAGGCAACGCAGGAGAAGGTCTTCAACGCAGTCAAAGAGCTTGGGTACGTCAAAACACACCACCCCGGCCAACACTTCAACAACAAGCTGACCCAAGAAAAAGCAGACGCTGTCGTCGCTGGTATCCTGGAGAACAAGTCGATTGATAAGATTGCGGAAGAGACCGGACTTGGCCCCACCACTACGTTTAAGCTGATCCGAGGAGTTAAGGTCCCGGTAGACTATCCAGAAAACGAGGAGGACTGGCGGAAAGACGTGACCGGGTTTTTGGAGGTTGCAATCTGGAAGGGCACCAAGCGACTAGCTGAATCCTCTATTAACTTGATAGATGATAGGGGCTTACCCGTAGCGGTCGCTGTGCTGACCGACAAACTCGCTGTAATTAAGGGTCAACCTACCTCAATTCACCTCGCCATGACCGCTTCGGTTAATCACCGGGACCTGATGAAGGACCTGAAAGAGCGCGATGTGACCCCGGTGAACGACGAGCAGACGCCCGACCTGGTTTAGGTAGTGGCCCGAAATGTCCTACCCCTACCGCGGCAGCACCACTGAAAACCACGCTTTTAGGCCTGTTTCTGGCACTCATGCCTACAATAGCAGTTATATTCACTTGGTGACGCAAACCAGCAGCAAAGGCCCGTAAACATTGATCGAAACGCACGTCAGCACCCCTCCGCCGGGCCAATGTCCCACCCCGTTACAAGGGCCACCCCGGGGGAGGGGGTCGGGCAATTCGCGGCGACGGTAAAAGTCGACGGGTTTCCCAAAGCGAAAAATATTAGGAAATGAGCCAACCACCCAACCTCTGCCTCACCTGCTCCAAGCCCTTCGAGATCATCAAGATCCGCATCGGCCCCAATCAAAAGCGCTTCTGCTCCGACCACTGCAACGACACCTGGTGGAACGAGCAACCGCTGCACCCCGTCATCCCCCGGGTAGACGCCCATCATCCCCGGGCACTCGAGCTCAAGCAGAAGCGCACCCAGCTCGTACTCCTCGAAAAGGCCGACCCCTACACCTACGGTTTCATCCCGGACCACTGGGAAATCGCCAACACCGAGTTTCAGGCCACCCAGGAGCTCCTGATCTCCGGCGGCAACCGTGCCGGTAAAACCCTCTGGGCCGCACGCCGCGTGGTTCAAACCCTCCTCGAGAAGGAAAACGCCAGCGTGCTCTGCTGCCACACATCACACGCCACCTCGGTCACCGTCCAGCAGCCCGCCATCTACAACTACCTGCCCGTCGCACTCCGGGCCACCAAGAAGGGCCGCATCCACTACCTGAACTACTCCCGCAAGAACGGCTTCACCGACGGCTCATTCATCCTCCCCAACGGCTCCCGCTGCGACTTTCTGAACTACACGCAATCCGAGAACACCATTGAGGGCCGCGAGGCCGACCTGATCTGGTGCGACGAGCTGGTCCCGCAGTCCTGGGTGGACACACTGCGCTACCGTCTGATCACCCGCCGCGGCAAGCTCCTCGTGACCCAGACACCGCTTGAAGGCGTGGCCTCGGTCTACAAGGAATTCACCGCGGGCTCCGCAATCACCCGCTTTGACGACGCCGAGCTCATCAAAGGCAAGCAGGCCCTGCCCACCTGGCCCACGGGTAAGTCCGCCCGCACCATGGTGCAGCCCCAGACCAACCGGCGCACCGTGTTCTTCTTCTCGGAAGACAACCCCTACAACCCCTTCGACGAGATGAAGAGCAAACTCGTCACCTCGCCCATGGGGCAGATCCTGACCCGGGCCTACGGCTGGGCCTCGGACAACATCGGCAAGGCCTTCGCCCGTTTCCGTCCGGATATCCACTGTATCCCGGCCTCCAAGGTGCCACCCGGCGGCACGCTGTACATGGTCTGCGACCCCGCCGGCGCCCGGAATTGGTTCTGCCTGTGGCTCCTAGTCTACGAGAATGGCAAACGCATCGTGGTGCGTGAGTTCCCGGACTTCTCCAACTTCGGCGAGTGGGCACTACCGTCCGAAAAGCCCGACGGCAAGCTCGGTCCCGCGCAAACCCTAGACGCCGGCCGTTCCATCTCCGAGTACCGCAACCTCTTCCGCCAGATTGAGTCCGACCTCGGCTACGGCGAGCCCGTCATGCGCCTGATCGACCCCAAGGCCGGCGGTTCCCCCGCGCTCTCCGAGGCCGGCGGCACGACCCTCATCGACCTCCTAGCCGAATCCGACGACCCCACCGACGATGGCATGGCCTTCATTCCCGCACCCGGCGTGCCCGTCGACCAGCGCACATCCGCCATCAATAGTCTCCTCTCCTACGACGCCACCCAGCCGCTCACCTCGCTCAACGAGCCTTCTCTCTACATCACCAACGACTGCGCCAATCTTGTCTACGCACTCTCCGAGCACACCGGCCGCGACGGGCAGAAAGGCGCGACCAAGGATCCCATCGACTGCCTGGGGATGCTTTTAGTCTCAGGTCTTGCCTTCGTAGGCCGCGGGGGCTTTGATTCCCGCGGCGGCGGCGGATACTAAACCATTTCACTATGCAAGGAGATTCCTACAAGCAAGCAACCGACGTGATGGCACGGGTCGGCGATGAGCCCAATGTACCGGCATTAACCGAGGAACTACGGCGCTCGGCCACCGACTACGGCGTCTACGCCCGTGTTGAGAATGTGGAGAACGTGCGCTTCTGCCGCTGGCCCGGCCAGAGTGACGATGGCAAGAAGTGGAATGATTCCAACCGCAATGCCCCGGCCTTCCCCTGGGACGGGGCCTCCGACACGCGCATCCCGCTCGCCGACGAGGTGATCAACGGCCTCGTCGACCTCTGCAGCACCTCCTTCTGGCGCTCAATGCTCCGTGTGTCGCCCACCAACATCAGCCAGCTCGACCAAGCCGTCACCGCGCACAACCTGATGGACTGGACGGTCAACGCCCGGATGTACAACGACCTTACCCGCGAGGTCGAGTTACTCTCCCAGTACCTCTGGACCTACGGCTGGGCCGGCGTCCACGTCACCTGGCAGCAGGAGCTCGGACAGAAGGAGCAGTACCTGACCATGGATCAGGTCATGGCCCTCGCAGCCCAATCGCCCGCGGGCTCCGTCCTCGCCGACCTGCCTAACCTCATCGCCAACCCCGAGGCCGACGACCAATCCGCGGAGCTCCTGCTCGCTGCCTTCCCCAACCTGCGCAAGCGCCGGGCACTCAAGGCCATCCGCGAACTGCGCGAGGATGGCGAGTGCGACTTCCCCATCCCGACCATGGTCACCAACAAGCCCATGATCGCAGCCCTAGCACCCTGGGACGAGCTGGTCTTCCCGCCCGAGACCACCGACATCCAGTCCGCCCGAGTAGTCTTCCGCCGGTTCTACATGACCGAGGCCCAGCTCCTGAACAAGGTCGAGACCGAGGAGTGGGACGCCGAGTGGGCCCAGGAGGCCATCAACACGATGGGCCGCTTCAGCGACTACGCTGCCTTTCAGTATGGCGCCGTCGGCATTGCCGAGAACTCCATCCTCGACCGCGAGAACCTGATTGAGGTGGTCTACGCCTACCAGAAAGCAGTCGACTCAGACGGCATCCCGGGCGTGTTCTACACCGTCTTCAGCCCCCAAGTCGGCGACAAGTGGGGCTACTTCGACCTGTTGGACTACACGCACGGCCAGTATCCCTTCGTTATCTGGCGCTCCGAGCTCATCCACCGCCAGATCACCGAGAGCCGCGGCGTGCCCGAGGTCTGCTCCACCTGGCAGCACGAGGTCAAGGCGCAGCGCGACTCCATCTTCGATTACACCAGCTTGGCGACGCTGCCTCCGATTGAGGTGCCTAAGACTCGTGGCGGCAACCTGAAGATCGGCCCCGCTATCCAGATCCCGGTCCTGCGCCGCGGCGAAATCGGCTTCCTGCAACCGCCCGCACGCGAGCCCGGTGTAGCCTTCCAACTGATCGCGGCCATCGAGGCCCAGACCGACCGCTACTTCGGACGCCCGACCGAGAAGGTCCCACCGGTCATCACCCAGATGCGCCAGCAGCGCCTGATCAACAACTGGCTGCACGGCTGGACCGAGGCCTTCCGCCAGGTCCTAGCCCTCACCCTGCAGTACGTCGGCCCCGCCGAGATCCAGCGCATCACTGCCTCGGCCACCCCGCTCCCGCAGGACGTGCAGGACTTTGACGTGATGCTGAAGTTCGACGTGCGCGAGATGAGCACCGACCTCGTGACCGAGAAGCTCAAGGCCATCAGCACCCTCGTCCTGCCCCTCGACACTGCCGGCGTGATCGACCGGGCCAAGCTGATCTCCGTCGCACTCCGGGCCATCGACCCCAACCTCGCGAGCGAGCTGGTCATGCAGCAGGGACCGGCCGCGCAGAAGATGTTCAACGAGACCAACGACGAGATCGCGCTCATGTCGCTCGGTAATCCTCCCCAGCTCCGGGAGAACGACCCCACCGCGCCCATGCGCCTCCAATTCAGCCAGCAAGTGCTGCAATCCAACCCGAAATATCAGGCCCAGCTCCAGCAGGACCCGCTTTTCCAAGCCAACCTGCAGAAGTACATTGAGAACCTGCAGTTCTCAGTGCAACAACAGCAGAACGCCATCACCGGCCGCCTTGGAGTCCAATGAAACTGACCGACGAACAACTCTCGGAGGCCCTCTCCGTGTCCGAGGAGCACCCGGTGCTCAAGGCCATGGGCCAAATCCTCGACGACACGCTGCGGGATGAGGTGCACAACGCCATCATCCCATCACTTTCTGCGGAGGACCGTGCCTACAACTCAGGACGCGCCGCCGCAATCAAGGATCTCATCGCACAAATCAGTGCGTTAAGAAACGGGAGGGAGTTGACTTCCGGTCAATTCTAGGCTCTCACTCACACAACGGCTTCTTGGTTGGCCTTCAACAACCATGGCGCAGCATACCCGGCTTGCAGGGTCTAAAAGCATGGACATCCCGACGACACAGGAAGCGAAACCTGCCCAAAACACGGCACAGCCCCCAATCAACCCGATGCAGTTCGACGAATCGGCGTTGGCCAAGCTACTGAAGTCACGCTTCAGCGGGGAGGAAGAGAAGGCATCAGCCGTCGAGCGACAAGCGCCGGAGCCGGAATCCACTTCCGTGGACGATCAGGCCGAGGATGCGGAGCCGACCGCAGAACAAACGGACGATCAGGCCGAGTCGCCTGATCAGGAGGTTCTTTCCGAGACCGAAGAGAACAGCGACGAGGAATCGCTGGGCTACCGCAAACGCATCGACAAGCTCACGCGCCAGAAGAAAGAGGCGCTGGAGAAGGCCGAATCCCTTGAGCGGGAGCTCAACGATGCCAAGACCAAGCTGGAGCAGAGTGTCGAGAGGCCGACCCCGGTGCAGTCCGCCGCAGACCCGTTTGCCGATGTCTGGGATGCGTCCAAACTCAACGATGAGTGGAGCAAGGCCCGGAATCTGAAACGGTGGTGCGAGGACAACATCGACGGCTGCGAAATAGAGGGCAAGGAGTACAGTTCGGACGAGGTGAAACAGATCAAGCGGCGTGTAGAAGACGCCATCGACCTGCACATCCCCAACCGCGCTCGCTTCTTGCAGAACTATCAGCAGATCAAGCCCATCGCAGAACAGCTCTACCCATGGTGGAAGGACCGTTCGGCTACCGAGTACACCGAGGCGCAGGCCGTCCTGCGGCAACTGCCGCAGATTGCCTCACTGCCGGAGTACCAGGTGCTGGTCGGTGACTTCATTGCCGGGCGCAAATTGCGTCTGGCGCAGGAGTCCGCCAAGGGCAAGCCATCTGCCACCCGCCCGCTGGCCAAGGCACCCAGTCAGCCCGGTCGACCCACCGCAATCCCTGCAAAGAAGGATGCGGCCAAGGTCGGCCTGGACAACGCCAAGTCGCAGTTCCGAAAGTCCGGGACGACCACCGAATTAGCCCAAGTACTCAAAAGGATGCTCTAAATCATGCCCCTGCTCCAAGAAAACCAATCCGGTACAGTACCGCTCGCTTCAACGTCCGCGATCCGTGAGGATCTGGCGGACTACATCGCCATCGTCGACGCCAAGTCAACGCCGTTCGTGTCCATGGCCCCCAAGGGTAAGGACATCGGCAATATGCAGTTCTCGTGGCAGGTCGACAATTACGCTGCCCCGACCATGGGTGGCGTTGTCGACGGTGCTGACGTGACCGTGTCCAGCGCCGGCAACCCGGTTGAGAACCGGACCCGCCTGAACAACTACGGCCAGGTGTTCCGCAATGACCTGCGCATCGGTTTCATCGCTGAGACGCAGAACGTGGCCGGCGTGAGCGATGAGCTCGCAAACGGCATTGCCAAACGTCTCGTTGAGCTCAAGCGCTCCATGGAGGCGACCTTCATGTGCACCAACCAGGCTGCGCAGACCGAGGTCAGCACCTCCAACCCGTACCTGACCGGCTCCTTGGGCAACTGGTTGACCGCTGACAACGCCGCAAACATCGGTGCTGTCGCTTCCGGTTCGGTTTTCAAGCCGGCCTCCGGCGCTGTGAGCAGCATTACATCCGCTGCCTTCACCGAGGCCACCGCCCAGAACGTGCTGACTGCCGTCTACGGTATCACCGGCACCTTCCGGGACTACGATTGCATCTTGGGCACCACGCTCAAGCGTGCGTTCACCAACCTCACCTCTTCGCGCACCACCGAGGTTAGCGTTGGCGCCAGCAACGCCATCGCTGCCACAAGCGTCCGCACGTTTAATCAAGAACTTGCGAGCGATACCTATAAATCCTCAATCGATATTTTTGAAGGGGATTTTGGACGGCTAATTTTACACCCGTCCACTTTTATCGGTGGTACTACTGGTACTGCATTGAGCGCCCAGGCGTTCAAGGGCTACGTCATTCCGATGGACATGGTCGAGGTCCGCTACGCCAAGCTCCCGCAGGTCAAGACCCTGCCTGACGCCGGCGGCGGCCCTGCCCGTTTGATTGAGGCCATTGCCGGTCTCGTGGTGAAGAACCCGAGCGGCTTTGGTATGTTCAACGGCGCCAGCTAATCAAAAAACCAACAGGGGAGGTCCATTAAGGGCCTCCCCTCCTTACTTTTCTCATGGCCCAGAATTCCGCAGCATCCGTCATCGCAAACGCTCTCGACGACCTGCCCGGCGAACTGCGCCGCGCCGTCATCAAGGAGTTCCAAACCGGCATCCAGAAGGACTGGGTCAAGGCCGGCATTGATCAGAAGCGCATCGCCAAGGACTCGGATCGCGATATCCGATCCGTTGACGGCATCGGGCGCCTGCGGATGCGTATCGACCCCACCCTCTACCATGCCTGGGGGAACAGGCTTGGGTACGATTGCTGGAAAGATTCCCAGTTTCTCAAAGAAGTAGAGCGCGATAACCCCGAGGTGCGAGTGCGCTGCGGGGCTACACGCTTGCAGGTTGGATGGACCGGTGGCACAAAACGCAGTAGTCAGAAGTTCACCCTATGAATGTCGGATCAAACCGCCAGTTGGCCGGCGAATACGGTGGCCGATACATCACCGCATCGAACGGAACCGTGAGCGGCAACTGGATGGAAATCCACGCTGTCTCGACGACCATTCTCGGATCCTGCACGTCCAACATCACCGACCTCGGTGGCGGCGTGACCATCCAGGCCGGCGACAGCATCAACGGCGTGTTTACCTCCATCTCAATCTCAAGCGGCTCGCTGGTCCTATACAACCGCAAGTACGCCTGATATGCGACTCGGACTCGGCCTAGGACTCGGCATCGATCAATTCATCAGCGGAGCTGGTGGAGGCGCCGACCTGCCGATCATGCGCCGGGACCTTCTGCGCGAGGACGAAGGATTCCTCCTCCTGGAGGACGGCACTTCCAAAATCGTCATCACCTTCGGCACCTTCGACTCTTTAGACTTGGAGAACGGGGACTTCCTGCTCCAAGAGGACAACGGAAAACTCATTATCCAAGCCAATTAACAGTTTATGCCCGATACGAAAATTACAGCGCTCGCCGCCATAACCACGGTCGCTCCAGCTAACGACCTGTTCGCGATTGTCGATGTCAGCGACAACTCAATGGCCGCGTCCGGAACAACCAAGAACATCACCACCAACCAGATCCTCGGAGCAGGCGGCACCGCCACCCTCGCCAGCGCCACCATCACCGGCGATCTGACGGTGGATACCAGCACCCTGAAGGTTGATTCGGCGAATAATCGGGTGGGTATCGGTACGGCGAGTCCGGCAACCATCTTGGACATCCAATCTGCTGGTGGAGTTTTTGCTCGCATTCAAAATACGACATCTACAGCAGACGCATATCTTCTTGTTAAGAATACCACAGGTGAAGGTTTCTTCGGTATCAACGCATTAGGGCCGTATATTTACACTGCAAGCGCACTTCCGATTGTATTCACAACCGCTACATCTGAACGCTATCGCATTGCTGGCGACGGCGTAGCCACATGGTCCAACGTCGGCGGAGTCGCTGGAACCGCCATGACCCTCAACAGCACGGGGCTGGGCGTGGGGGTTACGCCGTCCACCGCTTGGAATACCGGAGGAAATCTTCAAATCGGCGCTTTTGCTGGTTTGTACACAAACAGCAGTCTTGGAGCTGTTGATTTAACGAGTAACAGCATTCGCACTGGTTCAGATACTTATCAGTATCTTTCCGCTTCATCTAATGCTGCCAGCCGTTTTCAACAGCGAGATGGTTCGTTCCGCTGGTTCAATGCTATCGCTGGCACTTCTCCGAACGCCATCGCCTTCACCCAAGCGATGACGCTCGACGCGAGCGGGAATCTGTTGGTGGGGAAGAGTTCTGCAGTCGCAACCGCTGTTGGAATCCAATTCCAGCCTCTTGGTACTTCGTACCATACACTTTCCGCTTCAACAAACGCTGATGCAACACTGCTTGTTTACAGCACTGGTGCTGCTGCATATCGGTTCTATGTCGGTCTTGGTGGAACGGTGTTCGCCACCAACACGACCATCTCAGCGATTTCCGATGCTCGACTAAAGGAGAATGTCCAAGACCTCGACGTTGGACTTGCTGCGATTCTATCCCTCAAGCCGCGCAAGTTTGATTGGAAGGCTGGCAAAGGTAAGGACATCAAAGGTGACAGAGGTTTCATCGCTCAGGAGTTTGAGACTGTGTTCCCTAACCTAGTAGACGAGTGGAAAGACCCTGCTCCCGAAGGCGAAGCTCCTTACAAGTCAGTTCGCCAAGACCTGATTCCAGTGCTGGTGAAAGCCATTCAGGAACTGGCCGCTGAAGTCAACGCTCTGAAGAACGCCTAATAATATGACCATCCTCTGGATCATCGAACGCCTTCTCGTTAAGCCGACCGAAGGCTCACTCACCGACGTCGTCATCACCGCCGACTGGCGTTGCAACGGCTCGCAGGATAACTACAGCGGAACCTGCTACGGCAGCGCGTCGTTC